GTCTCTATGAGGACTACAGAGTCATCATTCAGCGTTGTGACATTCGAAATCTTGTGAGGCTTGATCAATTATATCATGATTATGAACCTGACATTACGTTCCATTTTGCTGCTGAATCTCATGTTGATAATTCAATTGCTGGCGATGATCAATTCATCAGCACCAATATTGAGGGAACTCACAATATCCTAAAGTGTATTCGTAAACATAATGGGAAACTTGTGCATGTCTCTACAGATGAAGTCTACGGTAGTTTGGGTCATGACGATCCAGGATTTACTGAAAGCACTCCATACGATCCTCGCAATCCATATTCTGCAACCAAAGCAGCCAGCGACCATCTTGTTCGTGCTTATGTGAATACACATGGCATTGAAGCAGTTGTAACTAATTGCTCAAATAACTACGGTCCGCGTCAACATGCTGAGAAATTCATCCCGACTGTGATTCGTCACATCAAAAACAATACACCAATCCCAGTTTATGGTACAGGCGAAAACGTTCGCGACTGGTTATTTGTAGAAGACCATTGCGAAGCATTGCTTACTATTGGTGAAAACTTCAAGTCTGGTGAGCGTTATAACATTGGCGGTGGAGTTGAGATGAGTAATCTTCAAATGGTTACACTCATTCTTGATTTGATGGGTAAGCCTGTTCACATGTATCAAAACTGGATCAATTTTGTGACTGATCGCAAGGGACATGACTTTAGATATGCGATGAACGCTGATAAAATTGCAAATGATTTGGGTTGGCAAGCAAAGACTCAACTTATCGATGGATTGACAAAAACTTTGGAGTGGTATAATGCGTAAGGGAATTATTCTATCAGGAGGATTAGGCACTCGCCTTTATCCATGCACAAAGGTGATATCAAAGCAGTTGCTTCCTGTCTATGACAAGCCGCTGGTTTACTATCCAATCTCAACATTGATGATGGCAAATATCCGCGATATTCTAATCATCACCTCACCAGCAGATCGTGCGCCATTTGAGAATCTAATTGGTAATGGTTCTCAGTGGGGATTGAATATTTCTTATGCTACTCAATTGGAGCCAAAGGGAATTGCTGAGTGCTTCCGTATTGCTGAGAAATGGATCGGAGAAGATGAAGTTACCCTTGTTCTTGGCGATAATATTTTCTATGGCAACGAATTGATCAACCGTTTCAATCGTGCATCAAGTAATCATAAAGGATGTACATTATTTGCATATCACGTCGCAGATCCTGAAAGATTTGGCGTGATTGAGCAAGACTCAAATGGAAATCCTCTGAGAATTATTGAGAAACCGCAAGTTGCTCCAACAAATTATGCAGTCACTGGGCTTTACTTTTATGACAATAAAGTAGTAGACTATGCATGGCAGATTCAGCCTTCTGCAAGAGGAGAGTTAGAGATCACTGACATCAATAATCTTTATATGCAAAATTATGATTGTACAATTGAATATCTAAATCGTGGTATTGCATGGATTGATACTGGCACATTCGAATCTCTATCTGAGGCATCAACTTTTGTTGGTTCAGTGCAACGAAGAACAGGCATGATGATTGCTTGCCCCGAAGAAATAGCGTATAATAATGCTTGGATCACAGAACACGAAGTTCGTCGTGCTGCTGAGAAGTACAGCAAGTCTGATTATGGTAAATATCTTGGTCAAATTTTGAGGATGAAATAATGAGTGACGTAAAACAAATGATTGAAGAATTGGTTGCCACTGTTGGCACACCGAAGTATGCTTACAATTGCAAAGAGTTTACTCCTGGCAAAGACACGGTCTTTTATTCTGGTCCATATTGGGACGAGAAGGAAGTCATTGCTGGCGTCACTGCATTCCTCACAGGTAAGTGGCTTGTCTCTGGCGAAAACGTTGCCAAGTTTCAGTGGGCATTTAGCCGCAAGTTCAATGTGAAGCATTGCCACATGGTGAACTCTGGTTCATCAGCCAACTTGACTATGGTTGCTGCTCTTAAGAAGCACTTGGGCTGGAAGGATGGCGATCAAGTTATCGTATCACCCGTTGGATTCCCAACAACGATTGCTCCGTTGGTTCAGAATGGTCTTGCACCAGTCTTTGTTGATATTGAAATGAAGACTTTGAACTTTGATCTTGATCATGTTGAAAAGTGGATCACCGATAAAACAGTTGCTATTTTCGTGTCGCCTGTTCTTGGTAATCCGCCGCATATGGATCGCATCAAAGATATGTGCGAGCGACACGGCATTCGTTTGATTGGCGATAACTGTGATTCATTGGGCACAAAGTGGGATGGTAAGTTACTAACGGATTACTATTATGCGTGGACAACTTCTTTCTATCCTGCTCACCACATTTCGACGGGCGAAGGCGGGATGGTTTGCTCAAACGACGAGCAACTCATCAACACTGCTCGCAGCATTAGCTGGTGGGGTCGTGATTGCCGTTGCGTTGGTGCTGCTAATCTATTGGCTTGTGGAACGTGTGGTAATCGCTTTGATAAATGGCTTGAAGGATATAATGGGATAATTGATCACAAGTATCTCTTCACGAACATGGGGTACAATCTCAAGCCACTTGATATGCAAGGTGCAATTGGTATTGAGCAGTTGAAGAAGATCGACGAGATTGATGTGAAGCGTCGTGTAAACTTCGCTCGCATCAAGCATCTCTTTGAGAAGTATATCCCTGGTGTTCGTGTTGCTGAGAATCTTCTCTTGGCTGATCCGTCATGGTTCGGTGTTCCGTTGATCACTGATACACCAGAACTCAAAGAAAAACTCCAAGCGTTCTGCGAAGAAAATAAGATTCAAACTCGCAATTACTTCGCTGGAAATATTCTACTGCATCCTGGCTACAAGCATCTTGATGATGCTGCCAAATATCCGAATGCTAACAAGGCATTGAGCAACGTATTCTTCGTTGGATGCCCACCGCATTACGGTGAAGAAGTGTTTGCCTACTATGAGAGTGTAATGCAAAAATGGGTATGCTAAATGTTTTCGGAGGAAATGGATTCGTCGGATCGCAATTCTGCAATACAACGAAAAATGGGTATATCAAAAATTATCGAGAAAATATCGGAGTATTTTCTCCCGACGTTGTGTATTTTATTAGCACTGTTGACAATTATAATGTACACGTCGATCCTAATTTGGATATTGACACTAATCTAACGATTTTGATGAGAGTTCTGAACAATTATCGATTCTATATAGAGACGAACAAAAAAGATGGATGTTTCAACTTCATCAGTTCTTGGTTTGTCTATGGACAGGACTCGGGTTTCGGAGAGGGTGCACGTGGCATTCCTGAAACAGATCCTTGTGATCCAAAGGGATTTTATTCGATAACAAAACGATGCGCTGAGCAGTTGCTTATGTCTTATTGCGAGACATTCAATTTGAATTACCGCATTCTGAGATTAGCCAATGTCCTTGGTCCGAAAGATAAAAAAGTTTCTGCGAAGAAGAACGCAGTCCAATATCTATTGGGCGAACTCGCTGCAAACAAACGAGTCGACCTCTATGATAGTGGTTATTTTTATCGTGACTATATTGATGTTAGGGATTGCGCTCGAGCAATCGATCTGGTGGTCAACAAAGGCGAACTCAACTCAATCTACAACATCGGAAACGGAAAGGGAATAATCTTTCGTGATATTATTCGTTATGCTCGAGATGCAATGGACTCTGGCTCTGAGATTCGTACAATCGAGCAGAAAGAGTTTCACAAAAAGGTTCAGTCATCCCGTTCGTTCTTTATGGATAATACGAAACTCACAGAATTGGGCTATCGTTCAGAGTACACGATCAACGAAACGATTGATACGATTATACATGACATTCTGACAAATAAAAATCACTAAATATACTAGTAAAATCCCACAGTGTGGAGAGAGTATGTTTGGCTTCAAGCAGTATATTCCTTTATTAGCAGAACAGAAGAAACCAGTTCGCGGAATCCTGCACCTTCCACATCCTTCTGAAGCCGCTTTCGCCACTCGTAAAGGCGCAGTCGGTTCCACTCTCTCTAAAATTCAAGGTGTCATTAGCGGTCGCACTCCGATCACTCGTAAGATCGACGATCGCATGTCTTTTCAGGCTATTCGCACGCCAGAAGGCAAAGTCGGTGTGAAGTATAAAGGCACTGGCGCAACTTATAACTTCTCTGCTGAAGATATAAAGAAACAACACAGCGAAAAGCCATATATCGCTGGACCACTCATGAATATTCTCAAGCACGTTCATAAAGTGCTTCCAAAGGGTTCAGGTGAGTATCAGGGTGGGTATCTCAGTTCTCTTGAAGACCGCACCGAAGAGGATGGCAACATCGGTCACAAACCAAATACTATTCGCTATTCTGTAGATAAGAAATCTGCAGAAGGAAAGAAACTTGCAAAGGCTCCATTGAGCATTGCACTTCACTCACGCATTGCTGCTGATGGCAGCACATCTCCAATCGGCGAAGGCGAGTTACAAGAACATCCAGATGTCCATCTGATGAGTCATCTTGTTTCTAGCGAAGAAAGAAAACTATCTCCAGACGCAAAAAGAAAAGCACTTGAGCATATTGCTGCAGCCAAGAAACTTGGGCAAAAGCATTCTCATGATCACCATGAAGGTCATGATGAAACTCTATTGCGTTATGCAAACTCAACCATTGATACTGGTGAAAAGCCAAACGCAAAGGGCTATATCAAATTCCTAGAAAAGCACCATCAAAAAAGAATAGATTCTGTAAAAACAGAAAAGGCTAAAAACCAAAAAGCAGAAGAAAGAAAAGCCTCGATCAATCATGTAAATGATAACCTAGATAAATTCGATAAGACATTTGATATGCATCATCATATTCAACAAGCAACATATGCTGTTGCTGATGCATTATCTAAAACAGCTAGTGGTGGATACTCACATAAGATTGACAATGAAGAGGCTGCAGGTGAGGGATTTGTTTCTGGTGGAATGAAGTTTGTTCCAAGAAAGTTCACTGAAGCAAATCGCAAACGTTCAGCAGCACTGAAAGCGCAAAAGAGCGTAATATGAGTAAAGCAACATTTACCTTTGGAAGATTCAACCCGCCGACAGAAGTGGGTCATGGTAAGTTAGTTGGCGCAGTTCAAGCACATGCAGAAAAAAGTGGTGGCAAACATTATATTTTCCCATCACACTCTCAAGACGCCAAGAAAAATCCATTGAGTCATAAAGATAAAGTTGGTGCAATGAATCGCATGTTTCCAAACGCAAATGTTGTTTCCTCTGGTAAAGTGCGTACAGCAATTGATGCGATGAAACATCTAGAAAAGCAGGGTCATAAAGAAGTTACAATGGTGGTTGGTTCTGATCGTGTCGACAACTTCCATTCTCTGCTCAATAAATATAGAACTAAAGAATTTCCAGGAATCAAAAAAGTAAACGTTGTATCAGCAGGTCATCGAGATCCAGACGCAGAAGGTGCCGAAGGCATGTCTGCTTCTAAACTTCGCGAGTTAGTTGCTGCTGGTAAAAAGAAAGAATTTGTTTCACACTATAGCGACCCAAAACTCGGCGCTCATATACATGATAAGGTAAAAGCAGGTATGCAAATGGAATCAACAAACCCAGTCGGTATTTTTCTACTTGGTGGTCCAGGAAGCGGAAAGGATTATCTTCTCAAGAATATCTTTTCTCGTTTCGACCTAACTGAGGTTCAAGCCGATCAAATTCTCAATGGTGCTGCTGCAGAACTATTTGAATCAAGCAAAAATATCGTCATCAATGGCGCTAATGATGCTGAAAAGATCGAACTAGTACAGAATATGCTCGAAGGCTACACCTTTGATTTTGTTCATGTATCTGTTACAAATAAAGTTTCTCGTTTGCGCAATGAACAGCGCGAACAACCAATTACTGAATCAAAGCGTATTGACAAATATCTAAAAGCTGAGCAATTAGCAAAAGATGTTGAAGCATTTATTTTCAATAACTCAATCAATCTCAACGAATCATCAGAGATGGAAAGATTGTTTTTCGGTTCTCAAATCGAAAAACTTCTAGAAAGAGTTGTTGAACTCGGACTTCACATTGAAGAAACTCCAGCACCAAAATCGTTTTCAATTCTTCGCGAAAAGAAGTTTCCTACAGTTGCAAAAGATAAGGCATCAGGATTACCTAAGAAATATGTTCGTGGATTGAGTGCCTCAACAGCGAAAGCAAGAGCAGCTCATTGGAAAGAAAAATCAAAGTTATCTGACAGTGATCCGCGTGCATATGAACCAGCTCCTGGCGATGCAACTGCAAAAACGAAACCAAGCAAGCATACTCTTGCTGTTCGTAAGATGATGGATGAGGCTGAGCAACAGAAAGTTCGTCGTGTTGCACGGAGCGGAAATGTTACTGCTGTCATGGATGCACGCAAAGATACTGGGCGCGTCAACGAAGGTGCTTCTGATTCTTCAATTGCAGCAAAAGCAAAGAAGTCTGGTATTTCTGTCGGCACACTCCGAAAAGTTTATAATCGCGGAGTTGCTGCTTGGAACTCTGGTCATCGCCCAGGAACGACACCACAACAGTGGGGTCATGCTCGTGTCAACTCCTATATCAACAAAGGTAAGACATATCATACAGCAGATAAAGATCTGCGTGAAGATGTAGAAGATCTAGATGCGCTATTTGAGATGCAATTGGTGGGTACAGACGAATATCGTAAGCATGCCATTGCTATGACACCAGGACAGGGAGAAGTTGAAAATGCTTACAAATCTAAAAAGAATGCTATTCCAGAAGAAACCGATTGTGGATGCGAAAGCGATTGCGGCTGCGACGATAGCAATCAAAATGAATCGACTGGAGGAAGAAGTGAGCGAAGTGTTCCAAAGAGTTTTAGAGACCTCAGAACAGAAGCCAAAAAAGAAAAAGAAGAAGACACTCAAGTAACTGCAGTGTTTGATCCAAAATTAGGCGACTCTAAAAAGAAAGCATCAAATATCAAAACTCCACCAAGAAATATTGATTCAACAATGCAAGGTCTCCCAGTTGCATCTCGCTTCAATGCTTATGAAGAAAAGAAGCCAGAAGAAAAAGGTTTCATGCCAACCCCTCATCAGGTTCCTGCTCCTCCTGGCGGTCATTCTATTCCAAAAGGATATAAGCGAGTCAAAGATCATATCGCTGGTTGGAAACTTGTAAAGGAAGAAGATTCTCCAGAACTTACTCTTGAAGAAGCAGTTCAGTATCACCTCGAGAATAATATCTCGATCACAGAAAACGTTTTTCGTCCAGCATCTGAAATGTTCTTTGAAATGATCAAAGAAGCCAAGCGTCTTTATAAAGAAGGAAAGTATACTCCTAAAGACGAATGGGAAAAAGACATGCTTCAAACAGATATTGGCGAAATCGCAGAGTTCGAGGGTCAAGCAGTCGTTCTTGATTATCCAATCGAAGAGGGTCTTGAGGAGTGCTGGACTGGTTACACTCAGAAGGGAATGAAGAAGAAGGGTGACAAGATGGTCCCTAACTGCGTTCCGATGAGTGAAGCAGAAGATCCAACTGGTGGTAAGGGTATCGGCAAACCATTCCGCTCAAACGGTGGTGGTGCTGTGTACGTTCGTGTTGGAGACGGTGTTCGCAAGATCAATTTTAGCCAATCTGGAATGACAAAGAAGTTCAACGATCCTGCAGCAACTCGCAGTTTCGTTGCTCGTCATCACTGCTTGTCTAATAAAGATAAGACGTCAAGATCTTATTGGGCTTGTCGTTGGCCACGATTCTTCAGTAATTCAGGAAAAACATGGTGGTAGAAAATAAGCCATATGAGGATCAAAAACTAAATAATTGGTCCTTTATACGAACCTTCAAACATGATGTGTTGAATGAAGAGTTGGCTTGGCATCGTGATGAAAATGGTAGATTTATAGAAGTATTAGAGGGTAGCGGCTGGGAGATCCAGTTTGACGATAAGTTACCAGAAAAGTTATACAAGGGCGATAGGTTTTTTATTCCCGCAAAAACCTTTCATAGACTAAAACGTGGGACAACAGATCTTACAGTAAAGATCGAGGAATTCTAAATGGCAGACGTAAAAGTTCCAGCACTCTTGCACAAGATGTCAAAGGCTGCACAAAAGGCTTGGTATAAGAAAAATAATATGGCGATGCCTGATGATGCTGGCGGCAGATCTGCTGCAGCAGCAAAACGTGTAAAAGTTGCACCAAGAAAAGAAATTGCTGTCGAACCAAATTCTGTTCGCGCCATCAATGCTGCAAAACAAAAGGCTTATATGGCAAAGGGCGGTCGTCAACCAATCGGTGCTGCTGGTTCTGGTGGGCATAGTTCTATGGCTGGATCAAATATGTCAACGGCAAAGGGTATCGTTGCTGGAATCAAAGCAGGATATAACCCAAAAGTTTCACTAGATCCATATGAGTCAGAGAAAGCAAAGAAAGTTGGTCCACGATCACTCAAACTCAAAAAAGAATCAGTTGATAAAGAAATGATTGGCGAAGTTAGTCGTATGATGGATAAAGTCATAAAGAAACCTTCCTCTGTTGATATCGCATCAGATGTCACAAAATTTCTAGAAAGAGGTGGAAAGGTTACTGTATATAAGCCACAAAAAGCCAAATTTAGAGCAGGAACAGCATTGGCATCAAAACACGATACAACAGTTGCAAAAGCCGCAGGTGGCAAACACGTCATGAGAAATCAGATTGGTAAAAATCTTGGGTTGGCTCGTGCAGGATTACTAAACAAAATGCTCACACCAAGTAAAAAAGAAAAATTTGCCACTGAGTCAGTTGAACTCGACGAAGTCACAAAGAAAGAAGCTGAAGCAGTTATCGGCGGTCCAGTCAAGGAGAAACCAAAAATGCCACCAGGAAAACAGCCAGCAGGATATCGCTACGTTCGTTCACTTGCTCGCAAGGCTATGAAGGGTGGCGTCTCTGCAATTCATAAATCAATGGAAAAGACCATGCAAAAAGAAGATGTCAATGAGGCAGTCAAAGATGTGGCAGACGTCGGCGAGTATGATTACGAAGGAGATATGGCAAAGTCTCAACTTCGTAGTATCATGGCAAACTCAAAGCGCATGCATGATATGCTCGAAGAAAACACAAACTTACCTGAGTGGGTGCAGAGCAAGATTACTCTTGCTGAAGATTACATTTCAACTGCATCAAATTATATGCAAGGTGAAATGAACGAAGAAGTCGAGCAGATTGATGAGAAAATGAATTTGGCAAAAGCCAAGATGGGTGATGTTGTGAAAGACTTCTATAAATCAAAGGCACCTCAATTCAAAGGAAAAAGCATGGCAAAGCGTCGTGAGATGGCTGTTGCTGCTAAACTTGGCGCTGAGCGAGAAGCAGGAATGCGCGAAGAAGTCGAGCAGATTGATGAAGTTGGGTCTCCGCTAGGCAATGATTATACTTGGTCGCCACTTACTGGAAGCAGACCAAAAAAAGCCCAAGGATTAACACCTTCTAAGAAAGTTAAAGAAAAAGTCGTAACTGAAGCCGAAGGCACTATTGCTGTAACTCCAAAAGAAAAGGCACTCGCTGCGCATCACGGCGATCCAAAGAAGATCACATACGGTGATGTCATCAAGGCAAGACTCAAATCAGCCGCTGCAAAGAAGATGGGTAAGTAATATGAAACATGTAGTCGAACTCAAATACACCAATCCTTCTCACGAACATGTTTCTTTGCGACGTCGCGTTGAAACAGTCAATCGTGTTGTTGAGGCTCAAAGTGCTGACGAAGCCTTGAATCGTGCTGCAAATCAGCAGCGTTCACTTGGATTTCGTATTCAATCTGCAAACATTGTTGAGCAGAAAATTGAAGAATCAACAAGTGCATTGATTTCAGAAGAAACTGAACTTGAAGAAGGAAAGATTGCAAAAGCACTTGCCGTTGGTGCAATGGCGCTTGCTTCCATGGGCGCAAAGGCTCACACTGACACAACAAAGTCAGTGGCTCAACTTGCTCAAGAACGCCCAGCACTTGCACAGCGATTGCATGATATTGGTGCGTCAGGTCAAGTTCCAGCATCAGATAAGCGTGCTGCAGAACTACAGAGAAAGCAGGATCAAGAAATGCCAGCCTCTGAGCGTCGTGCGAAAGAGTTGAAGAAAGAAGAAGTCGAACTCGAAGAAGGAAAGTATGCCTCAACGATTGCTGCAATTGCTGCTCAAGCATATGAACCAAAAGTTGGTGACAAAGTTCGCACTCGTAAGGGTGGACAAATCCCAGGAAAAGTCGAGAAGATCGAAAACAACAAAGTATTCTTCCGTCATCCAGAAGGCAAACTCTACGCAACGCATTCTAGCAATTTGATGAGAGAAGAAGCCGAGCAAGTGGATGAAGGCTCAAAGCGCATGAGTGCAGCCGTCAAATTGCAACGCGCATTTGACAAAGAAAAAACTGCAAGCGATGCCAGCCGTAAGCGTGGTGAGGAAATGCTGGATCAGGCTCGTGCAGAGTATGCAAAGAAGCAAGCCGCTAAGACAAACGAAGAAGTTGAGCAGGTTGATGAAGCCAACATGCGTTTTGATCCAGAGGCTGCTGCTCGTCCAAAGTCATCTGATGTCAAGAACTTTTTGAATCGAGATAAGAATGCTCGTGCTGGTGCTGCTTCTAAAAAGTATATTCGTCGCATGACAAAACTCGGTGGTCTTGGTCCAAATCAAACTAAAAAAGACACTGAAAAACATATGAAGGATTATTTCGAAGAAGTTGAAATCTCAGAAGCATCAAAAGAAGGCAAATCTGTAATGTACGGTATGCGCGCTTCAATGAAAGCAATGGATCTGCGCCACGGCGTTGATTCAGACAAGCGTGATTCTGGCTACAAGATGTCACCTGCTGTTCGTGCTGCTCAAGCCAAGTCTGATGCTCTTTCTAAGGTTGAAAAACCAGTGCAGGCAGGAACTCTTGCTGCTCTAAAACGAAGAGAGATGAAGAAAGAAGCAGTAGATCCAGGCTCTATGAAGGTGGTAAATAAGAAAGTAAAAGCTGCTGACAAAATGATCAAAGCAGCAAAAGGTAAAGTGAATAAAATTGATCTAAAACCAACTCTTGATCTAGACAGTTATAAGGATTGATCAATGCTGAAGTTCAAACAATTTATAAACGAAAGTGTTGACGATATTATTGATACCGATAGTCGCAGACTCTCAGAAAATATGGAAGCATTCAATGATGAGCTCGATAATCTCACATTGAAGCCATATCAAAATGCTCCTGTGTTTTTAGCGCAGTTGCGTGGTGTTTGCGAGCGTTATGGAATTCAGATTCCTCAATCAGCAACACCTGAATTCATGAATCTTGGCGCTGAGTTAGTATACTCTCTTGGCACTAGTGGGTTTCATCTTTACATTGTGTACGATACGCATGAAGAAGATGGATTTGTTGATGGTTATGCGCAAGTCGTTTCAAGTGATGAATTGCAAGATTTGATGGGCATGTCTGTTGAGGACTTGGCTGGTGAGAGAGAAGCAATGCTTATTCCACCAAATACCTATCGCAAGAGAGATGATGACGCAGGCAATAGCGACGAATACTAATATATGTTTTTTGATGAATTGAATGAATCGAATATTTTATTATATGCAGCCAAGTGCTATGATAAGCCAAACTGCATTGATAGTGAGTTCGATGAAGATTATAAAAAACTTCGTTATATAAAGCGATTACTGCATCGATATAGAATTACAGGAGAGTTGAAAGAAAGACTTATTCTCAATCATCTTGTAGTTGCTCAAAATGTTTTTGGTGTTGAGGCTTGCACAAGAATGCTGTTTTTGTGCATTGATTCTAAAGACTATAGCGCATTGAAAACATTTTTGTTATATACTTCTGCAATGCCACCACTAGTGAAAGGAATTCGAGGTAGAGATATTATTTCTAGTGACATTGAACTAGACAATAGAATTGTAAGTGTTCTGAGAGATCTTTAGTTCATAGCGGACATACTGATTATAATAGAAAATAAAGACAAAATCAAGTAATGAAAAAGTTCAACGAATTCAACGAATCAATTGCAATGAGTGTCGGTAGTGGCGCTGTAGCAGGAATGCCAACAGCAACTCCAGCAGAACAAACTCCAGTTGGTTTAGGTAAAAAGAAAAAGATGCTTCGTCGCATCACACCACATGATATGTTTGGTGGAATTCCAGTATTCAAAGTTCGTTCTGAAGACTATCAAAAGGCAGTCTTGGGAAAGAAAAAGTTCAAACACTATACATCCTATGTCTCTGGTTCGTTAGGTGAGGATGTTCGTGATTTCGCCGCGCAAAATCCATCTTCTGGAATAATTGTTCAAGATGAGATCACTGGCGCAATGTTTTTTCTGAAGCACGGGAAGAAATGAAATGAAAAAGATCGCTTTCTTACTTGCTTTGTCATTTACCCTACTTGGGTGTGAAGATACATATAGATATCCATGTCAAGATCCAGCAAATAAAGAAAAAGAAGAATGCAATCGTCCAGCATGTGAAGACGAAGGCATGTGTTATGATACTCTAAATGGTTTGCCACCAAAAAAGGCTGCTGAACCACAAGTTGAGGAAACCGCTGCCCAAGAAGCAGTAATTGAAAATACAGGAGAATGATTATGTTTAAAGGTCCACGTTATACAGAAAGTGAATTGATGGCACGACTCAAGTTTACAGTCGGTCTCTCTCTTGCTTTTACATTGACAGGAATTGTGTTTGTAGTTCTCTACTCACTTATCTTTGTCACTCAGCCAATGCAACAATCACCAAATGACGCGAAGTTCTTTGAGTTGATTACTCCGATCGCAACTTTCTTGACTGGTATCTTATCGGGTATCATGTTAGGTAAGAACGAAAAGCAAGAAATTCCAGAAGCACCAAAGGCACCAGAACCTCCATCATTGGGTGAATTGTCACCATCTGATTTAGTTCCAGAGCCAGTTGCTGAGGTCGCACCACTCGTTGTTGCTGCCGCTGCTGGTGCAGCAGTTGTTGCTGCCGCTGATGAAGATGAAGACCACATCGCTTGAGGTGATTTATGAGTTTAGTGTCATTACAAAAGAAGATCGGCGTAACAGCTGATGGCGCATGGGGTTCAGGAACACTCAAAGCCGCTGCAGCATATTATAAACTGTCTCCAGCAAGAGCTGCACACTTTTTTGGGCAAACTGCTCACGAAACTGGTGGATTCAAAGCATTTACTGAAAATCTAAACTATGGAGCAAAGGGTCTCCGTGGAATTTTTGGGAAATACTTCAAGACTGACGCAGAAGCATTGAAATATGAGCGAAAGCCAGAAGCAATTGCCAATCGTGTTTATGCTGGAAGAATGGGCAACGGTCCAGAAATGTCAGGTGATGGTTGGAAGTATCGCGGTCGTGGTGCATTACAATTGACGGGTCGCGATAACTATCTCGCTTTCTCAAAATATTGCAATCGCCCAGACGTAATGACAAATCCAGATCTCGTTGCTACTGAGTTAGCATTCGAGTCTGCAATGTTTTTCTTCGAACGAAACAAACTATGGAGCATTTGTGATCAGGGAGTGAACGATGCTACGATATTATCCGTTAGTAAAAAAGTTAATGGTGGTACTCACGGCTTGGAAGATCGCAAGACTAAGACGAAAACGTACTATGCACAGTTGAGTGCTCCAGGTGCTGCTGTTACTGCGGCACCAAAACCAACGGTTGCTCCACCACCTGCACCTGCTGCCTCTGCATCAAAGGTAACTCCTGAGATGCAGTTGTCAGAACATTTCAATCTAAAAGAATTTACAAAATCTGAAACTGCGATTCGTAAAAGAATTGATAATACACCTAACTCTGAACATGCACAAAATCTCAAAAATGTCTGTGAAAAAATTCTTGAACCTGTGCGTAAACATTTTGGCAAGCCTGTTCGTATTAACTCTGGTTATCGCGGTCCTGCCCTTAATGCTGCCGTTGGTGGTTCTAGTAAGTCACAACATTGTAATGGCGAAGCGGTCGACTTTGAAATCGACGGACTTCCAAACCCAGATTTAGCAAAATGGGTTGCTGAGAATTGTGAGTTCGATCAGATTATTCTAGAATTTTACGATCCAAAAGAGGGTCCAAACTCAGGTTGGGTACATGCATCATATACATCAAAGGGTGCAAATCGTAAACAAAAATTGACTGCAGTTACTGAAAAGGGTAAGACAGTTTACAAGCCAGGATTTGTAGTGTAAGGAAGAATGACAACATCACTAACAGATATTCTTGGCAGTGAGATGCCGCCAGGACCGCAAGGTCCTCAAGGTGCAGTCGGTCCACAAGGTCCGCAAGGTGTGCAAGGCTCTCAGGGTGTTGCTGGTCCACAAGGACCGCAAGGCGCTCAAGGTAATATCGGTCTCCAAGGACCATCAGGTCCATCTGGACCTCAGGGTCCAACATTCAATCTTACTGTTCAAGAAGTTTATTCTTCCAATAACGTTGTTGGAAATACAGTAACTAATGTAAGCCGCATTCAGTTTGACTTAGAATCTGCACTCAATACAATTGATCAGACCTCTGGTACAGTTCGTGTAACTAGTTCTAATTTCAAATATTGGGAAGTCGACGATGTTCTAAAACTGACCGCAATAGGCTTTGACACGGTCAACTTCAAGTCTGGAAACAACGTTGTAATCGAAGCAAATGCGCAAACGATTCCTCAGAGTATTCGTTTTAGCGTTCCAAATGTTGATCTGAAGGTTGCCAAATCAGGTGATACACTTACTGGCAATCTAAACACGACAAATCTTGTTGCTGTTACTGATAATACCTTCTCGATTGGCGATTCTACTCATCGATATAAGAAAATTCATATCGGAGAAAGCGGTCTTCAGGTCGGATCAGCCAATATCTATTTCGACGGACATTTACACAGCACGGTGCCGTTTGCATCGAATGTTTCGTATATTGGTCCATCTGTCACCCTAGCAAATACTGTAACGACGACTTCAGACTCTGAGGTTGTTATCGACTCATTCCCTGCCGCTGATTATATTACTGTAAAATATGTTATTCAAGCAAAAAGTGTTGAAGGAATACACTCCACGGAATTGTTTTGTATGCACGATGGTATAACTGTCCATACCACAGAATATGCTGTTTTGATTACAAACTATACACTCGGAGTGTTCTCTGTTGTTATTGAAAGCGGGATCTGCAAACTCAAATTCTTCCCTGACAATCCTAACAATAACCTCATCACAATTCGATACTTGAGACAAGCATTGTCGAGCTAGAAGGGCAAATTTTACTAAATATAAAGACTGATTTATTCATAGTCAGTCTCAGGAGATTATAAATGGCGACAATGAATAGAACATTTAGCGTTAAAACTGGTATTGACGTAGCAAATACCATTGTTGTCGACTCAAACCGACACCTGTCGAATGTTCCTACTGCGAACATCGGAACAGTAAACGCAACTTCTTTCGTTACGACCGCTGGATTAGATGTAACTCTCCAAGCCAATACTGCTCGCACTACTGCAAACGACGCCTATGCTCAGGCTAATACCGCTCGAGATACTGCCAACGACGCTTACGGTCAGGCGAATACTGCCAGAACGACAGCAAATGACGCTTATGCACAAGCCAATGCTGGATACTCACAAGCCAATTCTGCCTATGGGCAAGCCAACGCCGCATACGGTCAAGCAAACGCAGCCTATGGCCAAGCGAATGCAGCGTATGGGCAAGCCAATGCTGCCTATAGCCAAGCAAACACCGCAGCCAATACAGTTTCTGTTACTGTTGGTGGTCTAGTTTTACATAATAGAAAGTTACTCATTCAAAATACAAGTTCGATGTCAATCGAACTACTCGATGACGGAGTTAACGCAAATCTAGTTTTCCGTAGTAGTGGTGGTGTTGCTTACGATCAAGCCAATGCTGCTTATGGACAAGCAAATACTGCACGTGATACTGCGAATGACGCATATGGTCAAGCGAATACTGCTCGTACAACTGGCAATAATGCATATGGTCAAGCAAATGCCGCCTATGCACAAGCAAATACTGCTCGTGACACAGCAAATGATGCTTACGGTCAAGCCAATACTGCTCGTACGACTGCAAACGATGCGTATGCTGCTGCAAATACTGCTGGCACTAATGCACTCAATGCATATGGTCAAGCGAATGCCGCATATGGTCAAGCAAATAATGGATATGCTCAAGCCAATGCAGCCTACGGTCAAGCCAATGCTGCTTATGGTCAAGCGAATGCAGCATACGGTGAAGCAAATCTAAAACTCAATCTAACTGGTGGTACAGTCTCTGGCGACTTGACTGTCTCTGGTAACTTGTATCTAACAGGTAATGCAACATATGTCAATGTTGCAACCTTGAAAGTAAACGATTCTATTATTCAGCTATCAACAAACTCAACTTCTGATGCTGTTGATATTGGTTTCATGGGTCACTACAGCCCAGATGGCGGAACTACAAACCTACACACTGGATTTATTCGCCACGCTGCTGATGATATTTTCTACTTGATTGATGGTTATGGCGCTGAACCAACGAATAATATTATTGACGTTGCTTCTGCAAATCTTGCATGGTTGCGTGCCAATGTCAATGCTGCTCAGTTGTTACTCAACGGTAGTGTCGTTGCAACTCAAGCCAATCTAACTCTTGCTCATAACCAAGCCAATGCCGCTTATGGTCAGGCTAATGCCGCATATGGACAAGCCAATGACGCTTATGCACAAGCCAATGCTGGTTATGCCCAAGCGAACACGGCTAGAGATACGGCAAATGGTGCATATGCCCAAGCCAACGGCGCTTACGCTCAAGCGAACGGTGCCTATGCGCAAGCCAATGGTGCCTTTGCTCAGGCTAATGGCGCTTATGCTCAAGCCAATGGTGCATATTCCCAAGCAAATGGTGCATATGATCAAGCGAATACTGCTGCAAACACGGTTCGTGTTTATGCAAACAGCGCTGGTGGTCTATCCAATAAGTTCCTAAACTTTATCAATACCGCAAGTATTCAAGTTAGCGTAATTGATAATGCTGATGGTAATGCAAATATTGCATTCATTACGACTGGTGCTGCAGTCGCTGACTCTTATGCTCAAGCGAATGCTGCTTATAATCAAGCCAATGCAGCTTACGGTCAAGCCAACGCTGCATACGGACAGGCTAACGCTGCATACGGACAGGCTAACGCTGCGTATGGGCAAGCAAATGCAGCATATAGCCAAGCCAATGCAGCATATAACACTGCAAATGTCAAAGTAGAAACAATTGCAACTGGTCTCGGTCTCGCAAATACCGTTTCCACTACCGCAAATGTCAAGACAGTCACGATTACACCAAACATTGCATCTACGACAGTAATTGGTGTTACGAAACTTGTTGACTCGATCACCTCAACTGACACCGCAAATGCTGCGACTGCAAACTCAGTCAAGTGGATAAACGATGTCAAGGTCGCCAAGGCTGGCGATACGATGACTGGCAAGTTGACGATCAACACCGCAGGTGAAGGTCTTGAAGTCGCGAATGCAAATGTAACGAATACACTAACAGTTGAGTCATTGAAGGTTACAACTAATACTGTAACAACTGCGGCTTCTGGTCAAGTTATTCTAGATATTTTTCCAACAACAGATCTTGCTTCTGCAAAATACTTTGTACAAGCAAATAGCGGTTCAACATATCATACTACTGAAATTATCCTCGTCCATGAAGGCACAAATATTTGGATGACCGAATATGGTTCTATTCAAACTGGCGCTTCATTGGGTACTTTCTCGGCTGACATTGATAGCGGAAATGTAAGATTGTTGTTCAATGCTACACAATCAATCAATACAATTCGTGCTGTACGTTATGGCATAGTCCCATAAATATAGTCGAAAAGTAAATCCATTGGAGGATAGTGAATCCGATGAGGTTTGATCTACTCATGTAAACTCTTTACATGTGTTTATTCTCGCCTATCGTATTCTGAATCAATATGGCGACGAGTAATAAAACATTCAGCGTTAAACATGGTATTGATGTAGCCAATACCATTGTTGTCGATTCAAGTCGTAATCTCACCAACGTTCAATCTGCGAATATCAGTGGCAACTTAACTGTTGGCTCTACAATATTCGCACAGAATATTATTCCATCTTCCAATAATGCATATAGCCTTGGATCAAACACGGCTGTTTGGAAAGATCTTCACGTTTCAAGCAACACCATTTACATCTATTACGGAAATGCAAATGGTTCTCCTCTTGTTGCAACTCTTGGTGCTGATGAAGCAGGTATGCTTACATGGGATGCTGTGCCCATTACAGATCTCACTGGTAACGTCTTTGCTCAAGCAAATAGCGGAACTGCTATTCGTGCCAATACGTTCAACTTTGTCAATACAGCCAACGTAACTGTTTCTGTTACAACAACAGCAAATGGTGTTGTAAACGTCGCGTTTGAATCATTGGCTGGTGGCGGTGGTGGTGGAACTGGACCACAAGGACCGCAAGGTCCTTCAGGTGCTACTGGTCCAACAGGTCCATCTGGAACAGGTACTGGCAATCCTGGTGCATTTAAAGACTCATTTGTTGGTGATGGTAGCAGCAACACATTCACACTTACAATACCACCAACAAGCGAAGCGCATACTCTTGTCTTTGTTGACAGCATTCTTCAAACAAATTTAGATTATAATGTTTCTTCGTCAAACATTGTATTCACTTCTGTGCCAGCATCGAACGCCGCAATTGAAGTTATTATCATTGGCGACTCTGGTCCACAAGGTCCACAGGGACCAGCTGGTACTACTGGTTCTTCTGGTGCTACTGGACCACAGGGTCCAAGTGGTCCTGCTGGTCCAACAGGTCCATCTGGAACTGGCACTGGTAATCCTGGATCGACAAGAAATGAATTTACTGGTGATGGTAATACAACCAATTTCACACTTACAGTTCCACCAACGAGTGAAGCGCATACTCTTATTTTTGTTGATACAGTTCTACAAAGAAATTCTTCTTATAACATTTCTGGTGCAAATGTGGTCTTTACTGCAGCGCCAGATAGTAATGCAGAAATTATTGTTTATACAATCGGTGACTCTGGTCCTCAAGGTCCTACTGGTCCATCAGGTCCAGGTGGAACAGGACCACAAGGTCCACAAGGACCACAGGGTCCGCAAGGTCCACAAGGACCACAGGGTCTACAAGGCGCTCAAGGTGATGTTGGTCCACAAGGTCCACAAGGACCACAGGGTGTTGCTGGTCCACAAGGACCAATTGGTCCTTCAGGTGTAAAGGGTGACACTGGTGATTTCGGTGGAGCGTCATTTGAGTTCGTATACTTAACGAACACAGCAAACAGCGATCCTGGCACAGCAAACGTTAAATTCAATAATACAAATCTTGCCAGCGCCACAACTCTTTATATTGATTTCATTGATTCAAATGCTGCGAACTGCTTCAACTATTTGCAAACGATTGATGATTCAACATCAACAATCAAAGGCACATTTAAAATTGCAAATACTGCAAATACCTTGGATTATGCATACTTCAATATCAATGGTCTTCATGATCATGTCTCAAGTTACTTCTATGTTCCTGTTGCACACTTAAATGGTGCAACAAGTTTCCCAGACACAACAAATGTATCAATCACTTTTGTTCGCACTGGTGACAAGGGTGATACAGGTCCTCAAGGTCCACAAGGTGTCGTTGGTCCTCAAGGACCGCAGGGTCCACAAGGTGTTGCTGGTCCACAGGGTCCACAAGGTAACGTTGGACCACAAGGTCCTCAAGGACCGCAAGGTGTTGCAGGTTCTGCTGGACCGCAAGGACCACAAGGTGTAACAGGTCCTCAAGGTCCATCTGGTCCAACAAGTAATGCATTTACTGTGACAATAGCACCAACATTTGTTGGTGCGTTGATGAATTTGTCCGCAAATCAAACGTTTACTGTTCCAACAGAAATACGAGTAAATGCAAATAATGTTGTTTATGATACAAGTCCAAATAACGGATTCACAGCAAATTCAGCAAATGCTACATTCGTCATACCAGCAGGTATCACAAAAGTAAAATTGTCTGCCTCTGTTGTTGCAAGCAGTGGAACTGGACAGGTATATGCATATATTCAACATAATGAAGCGACAGTTTCATCATTCACAACATCTACTGACACAGATACTCCTGGTGGAGATGGTGTTGTTGCGTTCACCCCAGTATTAAATGTAAGCGCCAATGATCGATTTGTTATTAAATTTGCTTCAGATACTAATAGAACTATAATAACTCGATCAACAGACATACCAACCTGGTTTGCTATTGAGGCTGTTGAAGGATCAGCGTTAAGCAATACTGCAATTGTTGCTCCAGCTGGTCCGCAGGGTCCACAAGGACCACAAGGTCCAGCAGGTTCAAATGGTTCCGCTGGACCACAAGGACCGCAAGGTCCTTCAGGTGCTACTGGTCCAACAGGTCCATCTGGAACAGGTACTGGCAATCCTGGTTCTACTCGAAACGAATTCACTGGCGACGGAAACACAGCAACATTTGTTCTGACTGTACCGCCAACTAGTGAAGCGCACACGATTGTATTTGTTGATGGTGTGCTTCAAGAAAATGCTGATTATAATATTGCAAGTGCGAATATTGTATTCACAACTGCACCAGAAGATAACACATCAATTGTTGTTTATACAATCGGTGACTCTGGTCCTCAAGGTCCAACTGGTCCATCAGGTCCAGGTGGAACTGGTCCTCAAGGACCGCAGGGTCCTCAAGGTGTTGCTGGTCCTCAAGGACCTCAAGGTGCCACAGGTAATACTGGTCCACAAGGACCACAGGGTGTTACTGGACCACAAGGTCCTCAAGGACCATCTGGTGTTGCTGGATCTAGAACTTATACAGTAACAAACAGTGGCGCAAGTGCATATACGATTGACGGATCAAATAATCCAACAATTTCTTTATTGCGCGGATTCACTTACACCTTTAGTATAAGTGCTTCTGGTCACCCATTCTGGATTCAAAGTGTTTCTGGCGCATATAGTTCTGGAAACATTTACAATAATGGTGTTACGAATAATGGCACACAATCTGGGACAATCACGTTTGCTGTTCCATATGATGCACCAAGCACATTATATTATGTTTGCCAATTTCATTCATCGATGGCTGGCACAATCAACATTAGCGATGTTGGTCCAATTGGTCCTCAGGGTCCACAAGGTCCAAGCGGAGCAAGTGTAACTGGTCCTCAAGGACCGCAAGGACCTCAAGGACCACAAGGACCACAAGGACCACAAGGTGTCACTGGTGATACTGGTCCGCAAGGTCCAACAGGTCCAGTTGGTAATTCTGTCTTTGTTACACAAAATAGCGCAGGATCGATCACTAGTAACACAATCAACTTTGTCAATACTGCAACTGTTACTGTTGTAACTTCAAACAATAATGGTGTCATCAATGTTGCATTTACAAGTGTTGGTGGTGGCGGTGGTGGTGACGGCAACGCAAACGTCACTGTTTCTGCAACAGCCCCAACAGGTGGTCGTGCGAATCAAGACTTCTGGTGGAATAGTAACACTGGTTCATTGAAGATTTATTACAATGATGGCAACTCAACTCAGTGGGTTGATGCTGTTGTTCCAAAAATTGGTCCACAGGGTCCACAAGGACCAAACGGATCAAATGGTGCTGCTGGTCCTCAAGGTCCACAAGGTCCAGCTGGCTCAACAGGACCAACAGGTCCGACTGGAGCTGGCGCTGAAACAATTCATCCGTTTTTATTTTTATAATTGGTAACTAACTATGGCACAAACATATAAAGTATTAGGTCAATCTGCTCCTGCAGCAAATACAACCGCAAATGTTTACACAGTTCCTGCTGCAACGCAAGCTGTTGTTTCTTCAATTATTGTTACGAATAGAAATAGCGCAGCAAATGTGACATATCGTCTTGCAGTTCAGCCAGCTGGAGCAGCATTAGCAAATCAACATTATATTGCATATGACTCAACTGTTACTGCACTTGACACAGTTGCATTATCTCTTGGTCTATCTCTTGGTAATACTGACGTGTTGTCAGTTTACTCAGCAAACGCAAATGTATCATTCAGTGTCTTTGGTGTAGAAATTACCTGATATGGCTACGAAAGTTTTTTCATTAGCAACGTTATCTACTTTCGGAGTTTCTCCGACGGGCAGATACAATGCATTGAATCCAAATAGAATTACTAATCCATTATGGAATTTCCCAAGAAGAGTTGTTCTCACATTCACATCATCAGGATCATGGACATGTCCAACTGGCGTCGCAGAAGTTGAATATTTGGTAGTCGCTGGTGGTGGCGGCGGTGGATGCACTCTTTCAGGTGGTGGAGGAGCAGGTGGTTACAGAACAGGAACAGGATTACCAGTCACTGCTGGAACAACATACACAGTTACAGTTGGTGCTGGTGGAGCAGGTGGAACTGGCGTTGCTCCGAGCGGTACTATTGGATTTTCTGGCGGAAATTCAATTTTTAGCACCATAACATCAAATGGTGGTGGCGGTGGTGGTAGATATCCAGATGGACAAGCCTCTGCTGGTGGATCAGGCGGTGGTGCTCCACGATCTAATTTCGGATATCCAGGAAATACTCCACCAACAACTCCTTCTCAAGGAAATAGTGGCGGTAATGGTTCACCAGCACCAGGCGGACCAGGATTTGGTGGAGGAGGAGGTGGTGGTGCTGGTGGTGCTGGAGGAAATGCACCATCGGCTGGTGGTGGAGCAGGTGGTGCTGGAGCATCATCTTCAATTACTGGAGCTGCAGTAACTTATGCTGGTGGTGGTGGAGGTGGTGGAAATAGCACTGGTACTGGTGGGGCAGGTGGATCTGGTGGCGGTGGTGCTGGTAGCGATGCTACAGGAACAGCAGGAACAGCCAATCTAGGTGGTGGTGGAGGCGGAGGCGGCAATATTGCGAACGCAGGTGCTGCTGGCGGCTCTGGTGTTGTTGTTATTGCTTATAATGGTCCAGCAACAGTTAATGCAGTTCAATCATTTACAACAAGTGCAACATGGGTATGCCCGATTGGCGTCACATTAATTGATTATCTACTCGTCGGTGGTGGCGGTGGTGGCGGCTATGGTGGCGGTGGTGGTGCTGGTGGTTTTGTCACTGGATCATCATTACCAGTTACATCTGGCAACACATACACATTCACCGTAGGTGGTGGAGGAACTGGCGCGAGCGGTCCATCAATATCTGTAAATGGTGCAAATACAACAATCACAAGTCCAGGATTTTCAACAATCACTGCATATGGTGGCGGGGCTGGCGCTGCCACACCAGCACCAGTTAATGGTAGTTCTTGGGCAGGAAATAATGGTGGTTCTGGCGGCGGTGGTGGTGGAAATCAAACTGGCGCAGGAACTCCAATCGCTGGCGGAAAGGGTGTGTATCCAGGAAGTTCATTCGTCAGTGCAGCACGACAAGGTTATGATGGCGGAAGCGGAACTGGTTTAGGCAATTCTCCTGCTGGCGGTGGTGGTGGTGCTGGTGGTGCTGGCGGTAATGCAACAACTCCTGCTCCTGGTGGTGGAGGAGCTGGTCTTGCATCAAGTATTTCTGGTTCATCAGTAACTTATGCTGGTGGAGGTGGAGGTGGTTCCTATGGCGTGGGAGGTGCTGCTGGAGGAAATGGTGGTGGTGGAACAGGTGGATATAATGTTCCATCCGCTGTTGCAGGAACTTCAGGAACCGCAGGACTAGGTGGTGGCGGTGGTGGTGCTGGACCTGTTGGTGGTGCTGGTGGCTCTGGTATTATAATTATTAAAATCGTCGGTTAGGTAAAAATAAATAACAAATGGCAATTAATTTTCCAAGTTCACCAAATCTAAATGACACATATTCCTATGGTGGAAACACCTGGCAGTGGGACGGTGAGTCTTGGGTCAGTTTAGGTCAAACACCAGATGCTGGTCCTCAAGGACCACAAGGACCATCAGGTCCAGCTGGTGCTGGTGCAGATTTATACATCACTGCAAACAGCGCATCGAATACACTAACCAACACAATCAATTTTATTAATACAGCAACAGTAACAGTTGCCG